GACGAATTTCGCACGGCTGACATCTATACCCTCCACCACCTCGAAGTCCTCGTATATCGCACCCTGAAGCGTCCCGACCTGACCGAGGCCGTAGACCTTCCACCAGTTCGCCCAATAGGCTGACGTTTCGGCTTTGGCCTTGGCTTTCTCAATCTCTCGGATGATGGCAGGGTCAAGGGCTTGGTTGTCCTTGTAGGTAACAAGCAGGAACTCCGCATCGATATCCTGCATCAATTCGGTATGCGCCCAGAACTCTCGGACTGGATTGTAGTCGATGTAGATGGCGGTCCTTGTCCTGATAGCCAGTTGGTGATAGGCTTCCCATGTGATGTTGTTGGCCTCGTTCATAAATAGCACGTCCCTCCTTGCCCCTCGCATCTTGTCGCTTTGGTCAGCGGAAAAGAACTCGATGTAGGAGCCATGCGGGAAGTCGTATCGGAGCAGGGTTCGGTTGTAAAGTTCCTCTTGGTAAAGCCCTGTCATGTTGAGCATTTTGAGGAAGTCCTTGAGCGCACCCCTGCGAAGGTGGGGGATGGATTCGGAAACTACCGAAATCTCAAGCGGACCGCATTCGGGGTTGGCTGCATAGGAATAAAGCAAGGACAGGATGGCAAAGGTCTTGCCTGCCGATGAACCGCCTTGGACTATTCGGATTCTCTTGCGGAATCCATCAATCTTGATTGCCGTTGTGGTTGGTGTCAACTTGTAGTTTTACGCCCTGCCAAATTGGTTGAGGCGATATGGTTGCAGCGACCTCCTGCTTTGGTTGACCGTACACCCTTGAGAGCAGGGTTTCCATGGAGTAGAGCGTTCCCTTCTCAATGGACTTACGGATGGCTGAGGCGATGGTCTTTTCGAGGACCGTTGCCGTTGGGTTGTCCCAAACCGCCTTGACTTCCTCCAAGGTCATAGCCATCATGTTTTGGATGGTGTCGTTGATTTCGGACCGCTTGTAGCCTTGGTCAATCAGGGTGCTGACGTACTTGCGTGGACGACCATTGGGGTTGCCTGACTGCCCTTTTTCAAACGGCTTGTTATTTGGTATCGGATTACTCACGGCTGTTATTCGGCTGTTTTGTATGGCAGTCCGTTTCTCTTGACCTCCAAGGTCGGGTCAAGTTTAAGCATCCTGTCCACGATGACTTGGCAGTACTTCGGGTCAAGTTCCATGCCGTAGCACTTGCGGTTTAGTTGGTGGGCTGCGACCATTGTAGAGCCGCTACCGAGGAAGCCATCCGACACGATCCATCCTTCCTTACTGCTATTTTGTATCAAAGGAGCAATCAGTAGGATCGGCTTCATTGTTGGATGTTCTATGCTCTTATGCGGTTTGTCGGCACGCAATATGGTTGTGGCTGTTTTTTCGCTTAGTATCTCGGTCAGCATCTTCTTCATCTGCTCTTTTGTCAACTTGGCGATGTTGACGTTGTCCTCGATTACCGTTGTCTTGGTTCGGTTATCAACGAAATAATGCGCAGCACCTTGCTTCCATCCGTATAAACAGGTTTCGTGTTTTTTGTGATAATCCAAACGCCCTAAGACCAAACTACTTTTTACCCATATTAAACACTCGCTGAATTTATTATTAGCATCTTCAAAAGCCTTTGTGTAGTTCACTCTTTCATTATCCGTATGCCAAACATACCATGCCCCACCCGCTTTTGTGTAAGACCCAAGTGCGGTGTAAAAGTCATAAAGGAATTGATAGAATGAATCGCCATCCATCTTGTCGTTCATTATTTTCATTCCTGTTCCTCCTTGATAGTCCACGTTGTACGGTGGATCAGTCATTACCATATCCGCAAGGCATCCGTTCATCACCTTTCCCCAAGTGTCGGTCTGCGTGCTATCCCCACAAAGCAAACGATGCGGACCAATCTCGAACAGGTCGCCCAGCACGATGTCGGTCTGCACTTGGTCAGGCATCTCGTAGTCATCTTCCTCCGCTTCCAGTTCCTTGGCGTTGTCAAAGTCGGGCAGGTCAAGACCCCACTCTTGCAGTTCCTCGGTATCCCATTCATTCGCAAGCATCTCCCAATCCCATTCCCCTCCGCTTACGTTGTCTTTGATAATGAACTGCCTTTGCTTGTCTTCGTCCCAATCCACAACTTGAATCGGCACGTCCTTCCATCCAGCCTCACGCATGGCCTTAAGCCTCATGTTGCCTCCAAGCACAACCATATCGGTATTAACCACAACAGGACGAACCTCGGCCATTTCAGGCAAGTCCTTGATGGACTGCACAAGTTTCTTGAACTTGTCGTCCTTGATGACCCTTGGGTTGTTCGGGTTGTTCTTGATTGTGCCTATGGGTACTCGTTGCATTAGTATTCGATTTTGTCGATTAGGTCGCTAATCTTGTTTACGATTTTCATTTTCACTTCGTACTGGTTCGGGGCATTGGACTCGTCCACCGCTCCGATACAGTCGCACAGGGTCGTAATGACCATCATCAGCGAGTCCATCCGAGCCTGCACTTGGGCTTCGTCATCCTTCGCCTTCGAGTTCGCCAAGTTCTCGGAGTTTATTTCTTGACCATGAGAGAGCCGACTTGCCACCCCACAGGAGGTAACTGATGTAACCGCAGTCCGAGGTATCGTCAGCGTTGTCGTAGTAGGTTTCAGCACGGGACAGGTAGGAGTGCATCCGCTTGATGGTTTCGACCGAGATGGCTTCCCCGTTGGCTAACTGCTGCGCACGGACCTTGCCCGTTTGGGTGGCGCACTTGTTCCCGTTGCGTTCGTTGAGTTCTATACCTCGCTTGGCATTGGAGCGAATCTCTTGGCCGTAGTCCGAATAAGACTCGAACTGCTGCCGCTTGTGATTCTCCCACGTTGAGCCGCAAACGGCCAATCTTTGAGCCGTATCGGGGAACTCTGCATTGGTTTGGTTGTTGCTCATGCAGCGACCGATGAAACCTTCTCTTGACTCGTTATTGTTCGGGATTGGCAGGGGCATTGCTTAGGGGTATATTAACGGTGTTTTGGTTGGTTTCGGCAAACAGGTCCGCTTGCATGTAAATGTATTGGAGGGCTGATTTTACGCAGTCAGCGCACCACCAATTCGTAGGCGGTCGTCCGTGAGCGGTCAGGATGGCTTGCAGTTCACCAACGGCATCGGGTGGCAGTCGCATCGTTAGGGAAGCGATGTACTGGTCCCAATACTTGCGATGCTTTTGGGCCACTATGAATTGGTCGTTGGTCATTTGAAGGTCCATTCTCGGAGTAGGATTGCGGTGGCAGATGAGGCGAGGCCAAGGATTGGGGCCAAGTACCATTGGCACGTTGGCAGGGTCAGGGCAAAGCCAAGCCAAAACCCGAAGCAGGTCATGCACGAAAACGGCTTTTGCTTGGCGAAGGGCAAAGCGTAGAACCATCCCGGCAGCACTCGGAACTCCACGACCGCAAGGGTAGCGAGTGCGCTAATCAGGATTGGAAAAACCAGTATATCCATTTGCTTCGATTGCGGTTTTGATTTTGGCCTTGGCCTGTTCAATGGAGTAAATGATAGACCTGTACGGGATGCCCGTTTCCCTTGACATGGCCTTCATGTTCCCCGTCTGCATAAGAAGGTTCAGCAGTTCCTTGTCGTACGGAAATGCCCCATCCTTGGCCCAAGAGTCCATCTCTTGCTGGGCAATAGCCCAAAGGTCGTCAAGCAGGGAGTCGTAGTCTTTGCTTAGTTCTTGGGTTTCGGGATCCACTTCGACCCGCTCGTCGTGATGACGGTACTTCTTGGCGAATTGATTGTTATTGCCCCGGTACAGGTTCATTATCAAACGAACGATGTAAAAACGCAGGTAGCCTTGGACCTGCATCTTGGCAATCTTTTCGGGGTCTTTTTCGAGCAGAATGAGGACGACCTCTTGTTCGAGGTCCTTCCAAAGCGGATTGCCCCCCGTGATGGTGAGGCAAGCCTTGCGGATTTCTCCGCTTCGATACAGGTCAAGGACGATGCTCTCTGCGTTCACTCACGCAAAGATGGAGAGCGTTCTTCCTAATGTTGCAAAAAATCCCGTGTCCTGTTTAAAACCTGTGTACGCAGAAACTTGATGTCAGGCCTTGCTCTCATGTTTTTGGCAAGGATTTCGAGGTTGTGCATGACTGTGGCGTGGTTCCTCTTGATGATACGCCCGATTTGGCAGTAGGTGTACAGGTATTCCGAGTAAGCGATGTCCGCGAAGATGCTTCGAGCAAGGACCAGTTCTTGGGTCTTGACTTCGCTCAAGATGTCATCGGGGCTGACTCCAACGACCTCTGCCGTGTAGCCGAGGATGGTTCGTGAAATTAGGTCCATGTTAAAACGGGTTTGGGGGTAGAGGCATCCAATGGCTGACTTCGATTAGGAACCACGTTTGGTGTTCATAGTACCAACGGCCGTCGCCAAGCCATGCATAGGCTTGATTCATGTCGGTCGTGAAAATCAGGACTGGCTCGTAAGGTGTCGGCATCCGGTCCAAGCATTTTATCCATTCCATGGTCAGGCGTTTTTAGCTTGGAGGATTCGACCGAGCAGGGTCCAGTTGACGGACCAAGCCTTAATGGTTTCGCTTTTGTCGGGGCGGTTGCAGTTGACGCACTCCTTGCGGATGTGCAGTTGCCAGCGTCGGAAATCGGTTGGTGTGGTTTTCATGGGTTTGGGGTTTGGTTATTGGTTATTATTCTCAACGACTTGTCCTTCTTCAATGACAGTCATTTTGTAGTAGTCCGTTCCAAATCCGTATGCATCGTATTCGTTAGGACTGCCCTTGGGGTAATGGGTGTCAATATGCTTGTTTACGGCTTTGATGGCTTCTTCTTCGCTTTTAGCAATGGTGAAGAAAGATTGCTCACCGTGTCCTTGTGGTTGGAATGCGTATAGTTTCATGGGTTTGGGGTTTGGTTGGTAAGGTTATAGGCTGACGCTGGGGGAGGTTTGGTAAGAACAGAGGCTGACAATTATACCCGAATGCGTATAAATTTTGGGTTTTTCTATAAATTATATCCGATTGGGTATAGTTTGAAACAACTGATACCTCCCACAGGTATCGGTCAGGGTCTTGATTTGCGGCCCGAATCCGTTGGAGCGGGATAGCACATACTCGCAGGCATCCCCCTTGGCCCGCACTTCAATCACCTTCCAAGGGCGGTCGTTGGCGCAAGCGGTCAGCAGGAGCAGCAGTAGCAGGTATCGCATGAGGCAAATCTACACAACTATTCCACACTTGCGACCACTCGCTGAAAATCCTCTACACTTCGGATGACCTCGTACCTGTACCCTGCCTCTTGGACCACACCCTGCCACCACTTCTGCGACAGGGACTGCTTGCCCTTATTGGCTTTGAACTCCAAGAAGATGACTCCCTTGTCGGACAGGTAGGTCATGTCTGCAACCCCAGCGGTCAGGCCGATACCTTTGAGAAAATGACCGTTCGTTCGGCTTCGGGGGTTGTTGAGGTTCAGGAACAACCGCCCTTCTTCGTGGGGCCTTAGGAGTTTGAACAACTTGACGCAGGCTGCTTGCAGGGTGTATTCGGGGGTCATAGGGGATACTCGTTTGCTTTGGTGTAAGGCAGTTGGCATTGGACTTGAGCGGTTTTTAGGCTTCCGTTCCTGTTCTTACGAAAGATGACCTCCATGAGATCCTGTTCTGCGTTCTTGTCGTGTTCGTAGGGGCGATAGACGAAGGCGATTTTGTCGGCATCAAACTCCAGTTGCCCCGTTTCTCGAAGGTCGGACATGATGGGGCGATGGTCGGACCTGCCTTCGGTTGCCCGTGATAGCGAAGAAACCACGACCCCGAATACCTTTT